GATCTCTAACTTGAACCCACTTCAACAGGGTACCAACAAAGTTGGATCAGCTACCATCCTTCAAAACTTTGAGCCATCCAAGAACGGTGGCTACAAGAAGGTATTGGGCTATACTAAGTTTATCTCTACTGCACTTTCTGGTACTGGTAACGTACTGGGTGTTAGGGTTATAAGTTCTTCTGAGGTGATTGCAATCCGTAAGAATGGTAGCAATGTCTCTCAATACTATATTGGATCAGGTAGCACTTGGACATCTCTTGGTAGTGCAGCCTCCCTTGGTGGTAGAGTTAAACATGAGGACTACAACTTTACTGGTGTAGATAAGGTTATGTTTGTAGATGGGGTAAACTCTCCCGCAGTCTTTAACGACTCTTCAAACACCCTATCATTCCCTTCACTCCCATCTGAACTAACAGGCGCAGAACATATCACAGAATACAAGAATGCACTGTTCATATCTAAGGGTCCAAACCTATACTTCTCTGCTCCCTTCTCTGATACAGACTTCAGTGCAGCTAGTGGTGGCGGTGTGGTCAATGTAGGCCACCAGATTACTGGACTCTTTGTATTCCGTGATCAGCTGATTATTTTTAGCCGTACCAAGATTCAAAGACTTGTTGGCAATACCATTGCAGACTTCCAGCTTGTACCTATTGCTGGTAACATTGGCTGTCTGTACGGGGAGACTATACAGGAAGTTGGCGGTGACGTTATGTTCATGGCTGCAGATGGTCTGAGACTTCTAAGTGCAACGGAGCGTATTGGTGACTTTGGTCTTGGTGTTGCATCTGCTCCAATTAGTAAGGACGCTATCGCTTTTATTAACAGCACTTCCATCTTCTCAAGTGTTGTTCTAAGAGAAAAGGCTCAATATCGTGTCTTTGCTTTCAGTGAATCAGTACCTGCCGAATCTGCTAAGGGGCTTATAGCAACTAAGTTTGCAGACCAAGGCTCTGATGAAATCCACTGGTCTACTCTCAGTGGGTTTAGAGCATACTGTGCGCATGGTTTGTATGTCGTTGGACAAGAGCTGACTGTGTTTGCGAACAGTGATGGATATGTTTATAAACTAGAGTTCGGTTCTAGTAGAGATGGTGCAGCTATTGAGGCAGTGTTTAAGTCTCCTTATATGCCTATCAATGACCCACAACTACGTAAGACCTTTTACAAACTAGCTATCTATGCAGAAACTTCTGGTACTCTTGCAGTTGCTGTGAACCTAGACTTCGACTTGTTTAAGGTTGATAACTACACAGGCGGTCTAGCCAACACCATCAACATCTCCAGTGAAGCATCTGGGATATTTCTTTATGGAAGCCCTACGGCAGTGTATGGAACTGCTACTTATGGCTCTGCCCTCGACAACGTCTTGAACACCAATGTTATCGGTAGTGGTAAGACAGTGTCCCTTCGTCTAGAAGATAAGACTACAAATCCTACGTTCAGCTTAGATACTGCTGTCCTTGAATATAGAGTTAACGAGAGAAAGTAAGAACATGAGTGGATATATTCGTCAGGATACCTCGAACAACATCGCAACTGGTAGTGTCATTAACGCCGCTGACCTTGATAACGAGTTCGATGCAGTCGTAGGTGCCTTTAATAGCAGCTCTGGTCACAAGCATGATGGTACTTCTGGTGAGGGTGCCCCTATCACTGCCACTGGTCCTACTCAGGACGTTGTTACTAGCTCCTCTGCGTTGTACCCCAAGACAACCAACACCATTGACTTAGGCACTAGCACTCTTAAATACAAGAACTTGTACCTTATTGGCACAGCTAACCTTGCTTCTTTGGTTGCAGATACCGCTGATATCAATGCTGGTACGATTGATGGTACTGTGATTGGTGGTTCTACGGCTGCTGCTGGTACATTCTCCACTCTGGCTGCTTCGTCTGCTACTGTCGGTGGTGTTACTGTTGCTACCACTACTGCCACTCAAACCCTAACTGGTAAGACCATCAGTGCAGACAGTAATACCCTGAGTGGCATTGCTGCTTCTAGCTTTGTGTTGTCTGATGCCTCTGGGAATATTGATGGGGCCGCTGTTCAGAAGGCTATCCCTACTGGTGTTGTTGTTGGTACAACTGATACCCAAACCCTGACTAACAAGACTATTGATCTCGCCAGCAATACTCTTACGGTTACCTCTGCACAGCTTGCTGCTGCCCTTACGGATGAAACTGGCACTGGTTCTGTAGTGTTCTCTGCAAGCCCTGCACTGACGGGTACGCCCACTGCTCCTACTGCTACTGCAGGTACTAACACTACACAGCTTGCTACCACTGCTTTCGTAAGTGCTGCTGTCACTGCTGCAACTACAGGTACAGTCACTGTCACTACTTTGAATACGACAAACCTAGCTCTTGGTGGCACTACCCTCACTGTGTCTGGGGCGGAACTTAACTTTGTTGATGGTGTTACTTCTGCTATTCAGACACAGCTCAATAGCTTACAGTCACAAGTTACAGGTAAAGCAAGCCTTGCAAGCCCTACCTTTACTGGTGTCCCACTGGCACCTACTGCTGCTGTAAGCACTAACACCACTCAGATTGCTACTACTGCTTTCGTACAGGCTGCTCTGTCTGGCTCTGGTCTTGGTGATATGCTTAAGGCTGTGTACGACAGCAATAGCGATGGTGCAGTGAACCTTGCAGATGCTTGGACTACTGCTAGAACTATCACTATCGGTAGCACTGGTAAGTCTGTAAATGGTTCTGCTGCTGTTACTTGGACCACTGCAGAAATTGGTATCAACAATGCTACTCTGACACTGGCTACATCTGGTATTGCTACTGGTTCCCAGACCTTTACCTCTAACCAATCTACTGCTGCAACATTTACTGTCGATGTCCCCGGTACTGACCTAACTGCTACTGCTGGCACTACTGCTGGTCCAACCATCAACTCTTCTACTGGTGCTGATGTAGTGATCCCTTCTGCTAGTGCCACTGCCTCTGGTATTGTGACTACTGCTGCTCAGACACTTGTTGGTGCAAAGACTTTCTCTACCAGCATTAGTACTCCTGCTGCAACCATCACTACTCTGACTCTTGGTGCTACGGCAGTTACTGCTACTGGTACTGAGTTGAACTATGTAAGTGGTGTTACCAGTGCCATTCAAACACAGTTGAATAATAAGCAAGCTAGTGATGCAGCCTTGACCTCTATCTCAGGTCTTACAACCTCTGCAAACCAAATGATCTATACTACTGCAAGTGACACTTATGCAACTACCTCTCTCACGCTTGCAGGTAGACAGTTGCTAGATGATGCAGATGCTGCGGCTCAACTTGTAACTTTGGGTCTGACTGCGACTGCCGCAGAGCTTAATGCCCTTGATGGTATCACTGCGAGTGTTACAGAACTAAACTATGTAGATGGTGTTACTAGTGCTATCCAAACTCAGTTGGATGCTAAACAACCTCTTGATGATGACCTAACTGCACTTGCTGCTATTGGTACCTCTGGTATCTTGGTTCGTACTGGTGCTGGTACTGCTGTCACTAGAGCTATTGCTGCTGGTACTGGTATCTCTATTGCTGATGGTACGGGTGTAGGAGCTAACCCAACTATTACTGCAACCATCTCAACTACAGACACTAACCTAACTGGTGGCTATACGACCACTGCTGTAAGTGATGGCTCTAAGTCTGCTGCTGTGACCTATACCCCATCCCCTGCTGGTGGGAATATGCGTACCATTACGAATGCGGGCGCGTTTACCCTAGCCGCTCCTACTGCTACTGGTGACTATAACATGACCATCCTAATCACTAATGCTGCATCTGGAGCTGGTGTTATCACACTATCTGGCTTTACTCGTACTAGTGGCTCTCCCTTTACTACAACTGCTGACGCAGTATTCATTGCCTATATCACTAAGATTGGAACCGCTAAGTTCCTTAACGTAGTGGGTATGTAATGTTTATTCCTCCAATACACTATAGCAGAACTCCAACAGTTCAGTATGTAACAACTACCGCTGGCAACAATGGTGGTACAGTGACAGTACCTTCTCCTACAGAAGCTGATAGATATATCATCTATGTGACGGCTCGTTCTTCTATTGGAGTGTATCTTGCATCCTGCACTATGAATGGTATAGCAGCAGAAGTTGCTAGTATCGGAGTTTCCTCGTTCGCCTGTGCTAAGGTTCCTACAGGGACTAGCATTGTCATCTCAACCACTTACGATACTGGCAGTGGCACTGGTTCTAGCTACTGCGGATTTGTGTATGTTGCCTACGGACTGGAAAGCCCAATTTGGAGAGATATAGGTTACGACATAGGAGCTGGGTCTGGTTCAGCTAATGCTGCTACCGAGTTAGTTACTGTCCCCGAAGGCGGTCTGGTGTTTGCCCCTGCTTGGATAGACAACGATGGTCAAAGCCCAACTTATTCGTCAAACCTGATTCGGGATGTGGAAAGCGACAATGGTAATAGTTATGGTCTAGCTTGTGCCCATGCAAATGCTGTCACTACTGATGGTGGGAGTGATTTTTTCACTGCAACTTGCTACATCACTACAGCCAACTCCCTTGGTTGCTATATGGGCGTAGGTGTACTAAGATAGTACTTGTAATAGACTTAGTTTTAGAGTAAGATAAGAGATAGTTTCTGGAGAAATATAGTGGACTTTACCCCTCAACAAAAATACAACCTACTGTCTGCAATGGGTTACTCCGGTTCATCCCATGCTCCTGAGATGGATGCCTTTGTTCAATCTAACCCTAGGGCAGCAGCTCTTCTAGGTAAGTTTAATCGTGTCGTTAAGAAGCGCACTGGTATGGTTGAGGGTGGTGTTGTTACTAATCCCCCACAGTCTGATGGCTCTAAACTAGCTGAAACAGTCATTCAACAGCCTGAGGCTCTGACCACTAAAGCAGAGGTAGCAAAGGTAGATATTAATCCAAACACCCTTATCTCTGATACTATAGGTAAAGTTGAAACCCCAACTACCACTACTGCAACTACAGTTGATACAGTTGCTAAAGCTGAAGATGCTACCGCTAAACCTGCTGCTACTATGGAGGCTACTAAGGTTGCTGCTGATGTAGCTAAGGTAGCTGAGGGAACAAAGGCTGCTACAGGTGAAGTCAGAGCTGAGAACCTTGTAACTGCTGCTCAAGGTAATCTCTCTTCTGGTGCTACAGCTACTGCTGATACCTTTGATAGAAGTAACCTACAGACTGTACAGGCTGGTACACTTGGTGTGGGTGCTAAAGAGGTTGTCTCTCCTGCAGGTCAGACTGCCGCAGCTATCAAGACAGAGCTTGCTCAATCTCAGGGTGTTGCTCAGGCAGTTGCAGAGGCTGGTACTGTTCAAGCAAATGAACTCCCTGTAGCTGCACAAATCAAAGACTCTGAGATGGCTCAGGCTACTGCAGTTGTTTCTGCTGGGTTGTCTGCGGATGCTACAGCGGTTGCTGCTAAGTTAGAGAAGTTCAGCGTAAGTAATGAAACTCTTGCAGAAGCAATGCAGGGTAAAGTTGGTGCGCTTGATACTGTTCAGGGTCAGCTCTCTGAGTTGATGAAGAGCTTTAATGATGGTACCCCTGCATGGGCTGCTGGTGCAATCCGTGGTGCTAATGCTGCCATGAATGCTCGTGGCCTTGGTGGTTCCTCTATGGCTGGTGCTGCTATCCTACAGGCTGCAATGGAGTCTGCTATCCCTATTGCAAGTCAGGATGCTGATACTTTCAACAAGATGAATTTGCAGAACCTGAACAATCGTCAGCAAGTCTCTCTTACCAATGCTGCAGCACAACAGGGTCTACAGTTACAGAACCTAAACAATGAGCAACAGGCTGCTCTACAAAACAGTGCCAATTCCTTTTCTCTGCAAAGTCAAAATCTTAGCAATATGCAAAGCACTATCATTGCTAATGCTCAGATCAAGGCATCTCTTCAGGGTCAGAACCTTAGCAACCAACAGCAAGCAAACCTTGCGACTGCAGCACGTTATGCAGAGGTAGCCAACGTAAACCTGAACAACCGCCAACAGACTATGCTTCAGAATAATATGAATGCTGTGAACACTGATCTGGCAAACCTCTCTGCTAGACAACAAGCATACGTGACTAATGCAAACATTGCAGCAACTCTTCAGGGTCAACAGATTAGTAATGAACAACAGGCTGCTATTGCAAATGCTGCAAGATACTCTGAGGCAGCAAATATCACCTTCACCGCAGGGCAACAGGCTGCTCTACATAACTCTACACTCATGCAGACTATCGGGCTTGCAGACCTAGATGCTAAGAAGGCAGCTACCCTACAGAATGCGGCTACTGTAGCACAGATGGATATTACCAATCTTAATAATCGTCAACAGGCTGCAGTGCAGAATGCTAATGCTTTCTTGCAGATTGATATGACTAACCTGAACAATGAACAGCAGACGGAAATCTTCCGTGCCCAAGCAAACGTCAATGCTCTGCTTACTGACAGTGCTGCTGAGAATGCTGCTAAACAGTTTAATGCTTCTAGCGAGAACCAGACAACTCAGTTCTATGATAGCCTGACAGCTAACGTATCTCAGTTCAATGCCAATCAAACCAATGCTATGAAGCAGTTCAATGCTGGTGAAGTCAACGCTGCTGATAAGTTTAATACCCAACTAGAGGCACAACGTCAACAGTTCAATGCAACTAATGGTCTTGTGATTGCTCAGGCTAACGCAGTCTGGAGACAGAATGCTACTACTATGGACACTGCTGCTCAGAACCAAGCTAATGCTGCTGCTGCCTTAAACATGAATGCGTTGACCACCAGAGCTATGGATGAGATTTGGCAGACGGAAAGGGATCACCTTGCCTTTGCTTTCACTTCCGTTGAGTCTGAGAAGGATCGTGCTGCACAACTTCTGCTTGGTAATAAGCAGCTTGATGCTAACGCTAAGGCAGCTAATGATGCTGAGAAGGGCGCACAAGCCGCTATCATTGCTAAGATTATTTTTGGAGATTGGTAATGGATTACCGCAAAAACTACACTAATGTCCTTTCCCTTGCAGAACGTATTCGTGTTGGTGCTACACAGGGTAAGCAAACTAAGGCTGGTGGTGGACTTGCTGCTCGTATTACTCCTGAGCCTCTTCCGGGTGAGCCTGACTTTCAAATGGTTACAGCTAACTACATGAAAGACATTCAGGATATGTGGGAAAGTACAAAGCAACCAATCGCTAGTCAAGCTGAGATTCAGAACTACCTAGACGCTCAAGATGCAAAGACTTCGTTAGAGAATATCAGTGCCCCCAGTGCAAAGACAGAGGGTCATGTAGATAATGGCTTCTTTAGTAAGTTGGTTGCGCAAGAGTCTTCTGGTGATCCCG